GGACATTGTTAAGGAAGCTGTTGGTTCCCTAACGGAGGAATTAATGCAGCATAAGCGTGAAAGCGATTTGTGCCGTGTTCTAACTTTGAAAGAGGCGCTTAATGGTATCCCTGGCAGTATTGAGTCAGTTGATTTAACCACTTCTTCTGGTTACCCATTTTCACTTATGTCATGTCGTGGAGCAAAACGCAATGTGATACAAGGTGAACCTGGAGAGCTTGAATTATCTTCACTTGCCCAACAAGTGTTTGATGATTTTGAGAATGATATGGATAATGATATCATTCCCATGGAGCCATACATAGTAACATTGAAAGATGAGAAACGTGGGCTCGCAAAGGTGCAAGCTTTTCTGACACGCATATTTTGTGCTGGCTCGTTGTGTGGATTTTTACATAACAAAATGCTTTTTGGAGCGTTTGCCGCATTTATGCAGCGTATCAGAGGAGTTTGCTTCTCAACACTAGGATTGAATCGCTCGTCTATTGAGTGGCATCAACTAATGATGAGAATGTTGGAGGTTGGGCCTCATGGCCTTGATGGAGATCAGAAGCAGTGGGATGGACGTTTTAAAGCTGGCGTTGCCATGGAAGCGTTGAATATAATTCACGCTTTTTATGATGATGCTGTTGGTAGTCCTAATTGGATGAAACGTAATATTTTGTTTCTCCATTCTGTATTTCCCGTTGTAAGACAAAGTTGGACTCATCCAGAATATCAGGATCGAGTATACACTGTCTTGTTTCAGATTATTGGTTGTATGCCATCTGGATGGTATATGACTTTTCTTTTGAATTCAATGGTAAACGCACTTTTGTTTAGGATTGCTTGGAGAATGATATTGAGTGCTCCTGTTAATGATCTCTATTACTTCCGCAAGTATACGCGCGACTTGTATGCGGGAGATGATAATTTAGTCGCTGTGGCTGATGATTTCTTGGAAGAGTTTAACAACATAACTCTCCAGAAGTTTTTCGCAACATATGAGCAGGTTTACACTTCGTCAGATAAGTCTGGTGAGATGTTACCGTATAAACCACTCGTGAAGTGTCAGTTTTTGAAACTTACAACAGGCAAGCTGTTTGACAGGTATGTTCCTTTGTTTGATATGAATGCAAATCTTGAAACGATTAATTGGATCAGGAAATGCGATGACCCGCGAGCGGCTACGGAAGCCAATTGTAATGACGTGTTGCGAAATCTTTTCTTCTATGGAGAAGAGGTCTTTTACCACTATCGAGGTTTAATGCTACAAGCCGATAATTCTTTTAGCTTATTGCATTATGGACCACTTCAGACCGCTTATCTTGGTTATGGAGTGATTCCAGATCCCACTGGTGCTTATGCTTATACGCGTAACGCTGGTGGAGATCCGATGGCCGCAGTGCGTGCCGTTCAGAGTGTGTTGAACTCGAAGCAGACTATCCTTTGTGGACAACTGCGTGAGCTCAGCTTACATTAATATGAATTCTCAAAATTCAACAGCCGGACAGAGTAATGGAATTGAAAAGCAACAGCCAGTTCAACCTGGCTCGTTGCAGCCCGCTTCGACTCAGGGGTCTCCCGCCAATCTTGACGAGAGTACTCCAATTGTAACTTCTACGATGGGTGTCAATCTTGCTGAACAGCAGGAGCTTGTCACTCGTCATGGTACTGATGGCG